GCGCACAGTTGATGGGTCAGTATCAAGCTGGTCAAGTCGGTGCTTTGAGTCCATTCACAAGCTATTTGGGTGCTGGTTCTACCATTGAGTCTCTTGGTCAACAGCCCTTAACTTTAGGTTCTGCATTAGGCGGTCGTTCTGCTGAAGCTGGTGCTGGTGTTGGAAGAAGTTTGTTATTGGGTGGAATGGGTGCGGCTCAAACCCTGCAAGGGGCGGCTGGTAGTGGATTAGGTGCGGCATTGATGGGTTTGGGTAGTAGTCCTGAGTTTGGTAGTGGTGCGGCTAAAGGCTTATCTAAGTTGTACAACTATGCAACAGCCCCATCGTTTAATGACAGGTATAGGTCATCTGCATTTGATGCGTCATATGCAGACCCAATGGATTTTTAAGGAATAAATCATGGCTACATCAGATATCTTAGGTTTATTTGCAAGCCCACAGCAGTATGAGCAACAGCGTCAAGCCGCTATGGAGGCTCGCGCCTTGCGTATGGCTGAACTCAACCCTATGCAACAGGGGCAATATGGGATTACTCTTGGCGCACAGCAATTAGGTCGTGCCATTGGCGGTGCTTTGGGTGGTGTTGACCCACAGTTGCAGAAGATCACTCAGCGTCAGCAATTGATTGGCATGATTGACCCAAGCAATCCTGATTCTTATGCTCAAGCAATTCAAGCGGCATTACAAACTGGTGACCAAGAAGCGGCATTCCTTTTGCGTAATGAGATGATGCGGGTCAAGCAACAGGCTCAACAAACTCAGTTGGGTGAGATGCAATATCAGGATGCTTTAGTTCAGCGGGGCTTGGGTATGCAAGCCAGAGGTCTTGAGGCACAAGCACAAGAATTATCTCAACAACTCAGAAATCCTGATGGCACTATCAATGAGGAAGTCAAAGCCAAGATGCTTGCATTCCCTCAAGGTCAAGCCGCAATATCTCAATTGGCTAAGATCATTCCTGACTTGCGTAAGATTGGTGCTATGGGTGTGCCAGAGGAAGACCCATTCAAGATATTCCTTGATGACCCAACCATCCCTGCAAATGTGAAGACTCTTGCAACTCAATACTCAAGTAGTTTTGCCAAAGGAATGATTGACCCTGACAAGGTTGATGCAAGGGTCAAAGACTTGGCTGATATGACTCAGCGCATTAACCAATTCGATCAGACTCAACAACAAGTCAAAGCCAATCAAGATTCAATGGCGGCTATGAAAGCGCAAGGTCTTGAGAACTCTCAGGCATATCTTGCATTGGCACAGTCACAAGCTAAGTTGGCAGAACAACAAAACACATTCAATCAGCAAATGAGGGTGGCTGAAGCTAATCGTAAGCGTCAAGAAGATATTGACAAGGCAGATGCAAAGAGAAGAGAAGCAGAGCAAAAAGCAGAAGAAAAAAGAAATAAACCTCTTAGAGCAGACTTGGCTAAAGATGAAGAAGAAGACTATAAAACTGCTAGTGCCGCTAGGAATCTGGCTATTGAAGCCAATGACTATGTAAACAGCATCAAGGCTGGCAATATCAAATTTGGATTGAAAGATCGTGCTTCTATTGCGGCTAGAAGTGCATTGGGTTCAAGTGACCCTGATGTAGTTGCTAGAAATGACTTTGAGAGGTTCAAGACTCGCCTTGTCAATGAGTCTTTGCGCCTCAACAAGGGTACTCAAACAGAGGGTGATGCACAGCGTTCAATCAAAGAGTTGCAAGGTGCTGAGTCTGAGGTTGATGCCGCCAAAGCAATCAATAAATTAAAAGAACTTAACGCTCAAAAAGTTTTTGATGCAGGAAAAGCGATTGAAAGGCGAAGAAAAAATGCAGGATACCAATTGGTTGAAGTACCAATTGAGCCATTGAGTTTTGAGCCTCAGACATTCACGCAAAAAGATGTTGACTCATTCTTGAAGAATCCTAAGTATCCAAAAGGCACTATTTTTGTTGACCCTAAAGGGGTTAGAAGGGTGAAACCATAATGGTAGATTACACAACATTGCCTTTGGCTGATGATGTTGAAGCATCTAACGCACAGGCTATCCAATCAACCTTTGCACCAAAAGTAACCTATAACCCACTCGTTGAGACTGTCAGGTCTGTGGGTCAAGGTGCATCCTTTGGCACTTTGGATGAACTTGAGGCGGCATTACGCACAGGCTCTATCAGCAATGATGAGTATGTGAAGTTGCGTGACCAGTTGAGAGGTCAGCAAAAGCAGTTTGGTGAGGACTTCCCTGCTGTCAAGACCCCTGCTGAGTTAGCTGGTGGATTTGCTGTTCCTTTTGGTGCGGCTCGTCAGATTCAAAGATTAGCACCAGAAACACAAGCACTGATAACTGGCACAACGACAATGGGTCAGGTCGGTAGAACAGCGGCTATAGGCACAGGCACTGGTGCATTGTCAGGGTATGGCTATGCAGAGGGAGATGCTGGCTCAGAAGCGGCAATGGGTGGTATTTTTGGTGGTGTATTGGGCGGTACTGTTCCCATCGTTATCAACAAAGCTGGCTCAATCATCAAGAATGTCCTGAACTCTGCTGGCATTGGTGACCAAGCAACAGCATCTTCCAAGATGTTGGCTAGTTACATGGAAAAAGATAATCTCACTCCTCAAGAGGCTCAACAAGCACTTGATGAATTGAGAAGACTTGGAGTTCCTAACCCTGTCATTGCTGACTTGGGTGCTAACTTGAAAAATCTAGGCTACAACGCTTATATCGTTCAGTCTAAAGCCAAGGGTTCTACTGAGAAGTTCCTTGAAGGTAGATTGATTGACCAACCTAACGATATTGTCAAGGGATTGGTTGAAAAAGCAGGGTTGGCTAAAGATGTCAATGGTTTCGAATATTTAAATGCACTTGCTGAATCTCAATCTTTGAAAGCAAGTCAGGCATACCCAAATGCTTACCGCATGGACATTGATGCAAGACCATTCAGAGAATACATTGACAGAGATGTATTTAAAAACGCATATAAAAATGCAGTAAGAAGTGCAGATACTAAGGGAATCAAGTTGCCTAGCTTGGACTCTATCCGCAATGCTCAATCAGTTCCCACAGATATATTGCACAAAATAAAGATGGGTCTTGATACAGTGATTGAGGGAGAAACAGACAGTGTGACAGGCAAAGTCTCTAGCTATGGTCGTGATGTAATCAATGTCAAGAATGAATTTAACGACAAGATCAAGGCACTCAATAACGATTATAAATTAGCCAATGCTGAGTTCGCTGATGCTTCACGCATCAAAAGTTCATTTGAGATGGGGCAAAAGTACCAAACACTTGACCCCAAAGATGCGGCTTCTAAGATCAATAAGATGAACAGTGACGAAAAAGAAGCGTTTAGACTCGGCATGATGGCAGACATCAATTCCAGAGTTGGTGACTTTAAAAGTGGTGACTTTACTCGTCAAATATTTAAGTCAAACAATCAGAAACTTCTGGTTCGTAACGCATTCACTGACACTGTTGACGCTAATGGCAAAGTCATTAAGTCAGCACAAGATGCTTACACAGATTTTTCACAATATATTAAAGGTTTAGAGCAACAAAGCAAGACCGCTAAGAAGATCATTGGCGGTTCACCTAGCGGTGAGCGTATTGCCAGTACAGATCAAGCCAGAGAGATGGCTGGAATGGCTCAAAGTGCGGCAACTGGTGATGTATTTGGCTTGATGAGAGGCGTTGGCGCATCATTGCTTGCAAGAGCAAAGGGCATCAGTAGCGAGTCATCTGAAATATTGCAAAGAAAACTGTTCAGTGCTGACCCGATAGAGCAACGAGCAATCCTTGCTGAGTTGAATCGCAGAGCAAGAAAACCTAAGACAGGTCTGTTGTCTGGTGCGGCTGGTGTTGGTACTGCCACTGGCATCATAGGAGACTGAAATTGACCCAATCAGCATTTGCCTCCTTGCGGCAGGACTTGTCAAACAGATTCAAGCTGGCTGTGAACTTTATAAACAAGCAAAAGAATCTTTTGTTGAAATTAAAGCCACTGCTGATGAAGTTATTGCCATTGGTAAAGAAGTTCATGGATTCTGGGGTCAGCTTCTTGCGTTCTTTGGTAGCAAGCCAAAGCCTCAAGTTGCAAAGCCTGTGGCTAAGTCTAAGAAATCTGTTTACAAATCTGTTGACGAAACTCAAGTCAAAATTGACATCGTTTCTAACCTGACATCGTTTTTCAAACTTCAAGAACAACTTGCGGCACACATCAGAGAAGAAGAAGAAAAGAGTCTGACAGTCTATGACCCTGACCAGAACCACATGGAAGCGGCTTTAAAGAGGGTGATGGCACAGCAAGAGATGGATGCGTTAGTTGTGCAGATTCGTGAGTGTATGGTGTATCAAAGCCCTCCTGAGATGGGCGCACTGTACTCAGAGGTCTTCAGCATGAAGGACAAGATTGAAGAGGAGCAAACTCAGGCAAGGTTAAGGCAAGAAGCTATCAAGAGGCAAGAGGTATGGCTACGCAAAGAGGAGGAAAGAAACCTACAAGCAAAGCTAGGAGCAGTAATAGCGACTTCTATATTCCTCCTCTACCTGTGGCTGTGGCTGTTGTTCGTAAGTCATTGGGGGAAGAAATGATTGGATGGATTGCCGCTTGCGTACTGATAGCCTTGCTTTTGCCTTTAATGGCATTTCTTTATCTTGACATACTTGAAGTTAAAAATGAGGCAAGGTCTCAGATCGAAAAAGTAGAGAAACTCAGAAGACAGATTGAACAAAAGGAAAGGAAGAAAGATGACTAAGCAATTGGAAAAAGATTCTGTTTACAACCAATTTGACACTGACCGTGATGGTGTAGTGACTGATGCTGAGTTGGCAAGGTCTGAGCGCATGATTCAGATTGAAAATCTTGACAAGATGGCTGACCAACAAAGGGTCATGGCATGGGCGGCACTTGGCGCACCTCCTGTTTTGATTGCTTTCTTGGCCTCTGCTTGGGTGACGCTTGAGAAAGTTAATGCTTTGGCAGGGCTGACTACAACTTACTGTGCGGCAATGGGAACGATTGTGGTTGCGTTTATGGCGGCACAAGCCTATGTTCGTGGAAAGACAAGCGAATGAGTATCTTTAACCCTTGGGTAATTCTTGCTTTCATTTTGGCAATGATTACATCATTTAGTGGTGGTTACTTGAAGGGTGGGCAAGATGAGTTTGCCAAACAACAAATGGAGATAGCTCGTTTAAACAATGAGGCTAGGCAAACAGAACAGGCACTGGTGACAGCGGTGCAGAAACAAGCAACTGAACTGGTAAAGGCAAACAACAATGCAAAACTTGTTATTCAAAAGCGTAATTCTGACATTGATTCTGGTGCTCTCAGGTTGCGGATTCCTGTCAAAGCGCCCTCCTGCCCAACCTTATCAACCACCTCAGATACCCCCGTTGCCGAGCGACCTGACCCCCCAACAGCCGAACTTCAGCCAGAGACTGCTAGAGATATTCTCGCCATCGCAGACGAAGCCGACCTCACAGCCAGAAAACTCAACGCCTGTATCGCAACCTATAACCAAGTCAGAGAAATGATTAACCAGAAGGAAACCAAATGAACTTATCAGCCAACTTCACCCTGAAAGAACTCACCAAGTCAGACACTGCCACTCGTTTGGGTCTAGACAATACACCTGATGAACAGGCACTTGAGAACTTGAAGACTCTTTGCGAGAAAGTATTGCAACCAGTTCGTGAACACTTTGGCAAGTCGGTGACTGTGAACTCTGGCTATCGTAGCCCTGAGTCTAATGCCGCTGTGAATGGCTCGAAGTCCTCAGACCATTGCAAGGGCATGGCGGCAGATATTGAGATAGTTGGTGTTGCCAATGCTGATCTGGCTCAATGGATTATGGACAACTTGGATTACACACAATTGATCTTAGAGTTCTACACCCAAGGTGTACCTGATTCTGGTTGGGTTCATGTGTCTTATGACCCAAACAACCTCAAGAAACAAGAACTGACTGCCACCAAGATAGCTGGTAAGACCACCTACCTCAATGGCTTAGTTGCTTAATCGTCAAAGAAGTGGAGGAAGACCCATATACCGATTATGAGTGCTCCTCCACCAATTGCCAAAACTGTGATTAGGCCAAGTACATTTTCAATCATGTGTAACTCTCCATTCACGCTCGTTGCGTCCTGATTTTGATTTAACTGTGCGTCCTGTCAACTCAATCAAGTTCATGTTGGACAACTCGTTTAAACGCCTTGCAACCTGATTAGACTCTAACCCACTATGTTGGGCTATTCCATCTTTACCAAGCGAGCCATGAGCCTTTAAAGCGTCCACAATCATGCAAAAATGTTTAGAAGCCAAGTCCTTTGCAGAATCAGCGGCTTCATAACTGGTTGTTGGGTCAGATGTTCTCACCCGATTAAAGATAGGTAAGTCAAAGAACTTCTTTACTTCACCGCCAAAATGTATATCGTCAAGTTTACTCATCATTCACTCCTGTTAAGTTAGTTTAATCAACACCATATCTTTTAAATTTACTTTAAAAAATTTCTCTCCACTTTCAACATATTTATTTTTTGATTCTTGCAAGTCTGATGACAAGACTCTTTTTGCTGTGCAAATAAAAGCCATTGAACCACTCTTGTTAACCGAAATGAAATATGTCTTCATACTGTTAATCAACAATTTCCTTTTTCTTTCTGGAACATTTAGTGTTTCAAAAGGAAATAAATCTGTCTTCCATGAATTCCTTACTTCAACTTCAACATAGCCTATTTTTTTATTGTTTTTATAAGCAACCAAATCCACGCCATAAATGTCTTCATTTTCTACAAGTTTTATTTTGTAGTTTTTTTCAAACAACTCAATAACTTTGTCTTTCCCAAATTTATCGTATTGCTCGTGTAAGTTTTTATCAAATTTTTTATCCATGTTAGTGGGTACTCACTTACGTTTTCCCCGTTGAATTACATCAAAAAGGGATGTCCGAATCCATGTCCTCAATCTTGCCTTTAGGCTTGCTTTGAGGTTGGCTTGCTTGTTCCTCTTTAGGGCTGACCGCTAGTCCCATGAACTTGCCGTTCTTACCCTCTTTAATCCATGCTGAAAGCCAATAGGCTTGCCCATTGACCATAATGTTCC